CGGAAGGCTATCATACCTGAATTTGATATGTTAGTGGAGTATGATTATGATGCATTTCATTTAAGGTTAATTGGTGATATAATAGGGTATAAATTTGAGAAGGAATCAGTACATCAACACTTGGCAGACAAATATGGGTGTTCATATGATGAAGCAAAGCAGAGGTCATTTAGACAATTATATGGTGGAATTGATAAGAAAACACGAAAAGATATCACATTTTTCAATTTAACTTATGATAAAATATTTACTTATTGGGGATATTTTAATGATAACAAATTTATAGAAACTGATATTTATAATAGGAAACTATTAGCTAAAAACTATACAGATATGAACAAAAATAAGTTGTTCAACTATTTGATTCAAGCGTATGAAACAGAATCAAATATAAAGACGATAATTGAATTAAAACGATATTTATTAGATAAGAAGACAAAATTAGTTCTGTATGGTTACGATAGCTTCCTTTTTGACTTCTCAAAAGAAGATGGAGTTAACACATTGACAGAGATAAAGAATATATTAGAAAGAAATGGACATATGGTTAAATCCCAAGCGGGTTCAAATTACGGCGAAATGAACGATATTTCGGATAGGTTATAGTGATTAAACTAAAATCATTATTAACAGAAGTTTCAGAAACTAAAGCTAGATCATACTTTAGAAAAGAATTGTGGGATGATTTTACAAATGCAGCTAGATATAAAAAGGATAAACACTTTTATAACGATTTGGTTAAAATAGTAAAAAAATCTAAATTTTATCCACACGCAGGCAAAAATGAAATAACATTACATGGTAAAATGGTATTTGATAAGGCATTTGATCAAATAAGAATTTGGTATAAACCTCCCAATAAGAGGCATTGGTATAAGGATAAAAAAATGAAAATAAAAAATCCTTTTTATTATAATAGTACTGGTTGGGAAAGATATATAAAAGATTTTGTAGAGGTTATGGAGATGTATAGTGAATAATCCAATAGATAAAATACTTACTGAATGGGCTTATAGAGTCTATAATGGTATGCCTGACCCATCTGATAGTTATCATACATTTCAACTTGAACAATATTTAAATGAATTGAGATTACCAAGAAAAGTTGTAAAGAAAGTTTTAGAAAAAGTTAGAAAATACAAAGATAATAAAATGAATCAAGATTTAGGTAGAGTTGGTAAACCTTGGGGTTCTGATGCAAAAGATGTTTCAAAAAGGGGTGCTTCAGATGATGATATTGATCAGTTTACAGATGATGAATTGGGAAGTATCCAGAAAAGTAATAGGACGGAAAAAGATATATTAAGTGGATTGGATAAAAATCAACAATCTGCTAGAAAACATACTACAAAGGCACTTGATATTGAACAAATTAAATCTAACGACCCCAATTTATCAGAAGAAGAAATACAACATTTAGAAGAGTGTAAAAAATTGTTTGATGAATTTTTAGATAATGATACACCAATAGAAAGAAAAAAAGAGATAGCACTACAATTAAAAAATGATTATGGTTTAACTACTAATAAACCTACTGTAAATTCAGAAACTGGAGAAGAACAACCAGTAAAACTTTATATAAAGAAAAACCACGATGGTGGTAAAGTTCCAAGAACTATAGAAAAGGGTTTAACTACGGGGGGTGGTGGACCATCACCACCACAAACTAGACTTGTAAATGAATTAAATAAATATTTAGATGATGATAATAAAATTCAACAAAATACAATAGGTGGTAAAGATGAAAGATCTGTAGCACAAACCTTTGAAACTGCTGCAAAACCAAATTTTGCTAATGAAGATGGTAGTCCAACTGGTAGAAAAGCTAATAGAAGAAATCCAAAAGCTAATTTTAGAAAAAAAGACCCAAATAATCCTGGTTTTGATAAAGACGGGAATCCATTATATATAAAGGATCCAGTAGTTATGTCTATATTTGGAAAGGATACACCACTTGGTGATTTAAAAGAAAGTTATCACCAGATAGAAGGTCCTGCAGATGAGAATGGAAATTTAATCTCTGCAAATACTCCAGAAGGACAACAAGCTCATATGAAATTTTTGATTGAACGAAATGAAGCTAATCAAAAAGTTAAAGATGAGTGTGATGCTATTATAAATAATCCAGATGTTTCTGATTCTGAAAAGGCCAAATTTATAAAAATTAAAAAGGCGGTTGAGGATTATGAAACTGAAATGAAAGCATTATTAGATAGTGGTAAGATTCCATCTAAAGGGGCTGCAAAATATGTAGAAAAATTAAATGCAAAATTAGTGAATGATATATTTAATGCTCATCCAGATATAGCGGGTGGTATAGCTAAACAATTTGCAGAAAATGCATTGGTATCAGAAGAGTTAGCAGCAGGTGATGAGGTTTATATGCCAACATCTGGTGTATTCCCGGGTGGAGATAAAATTCATGTCACGAGAAAAGGTCAACAAATAGTTGGTGTTGCAGGTATTAGTGTTAAATTTGGTAGAGCTAGTAAAGAAACACAGATATATGGATTTCCAGGCGAAGCACAATCCATGGCAAAGTTTGCAGAACCGCCTCGTAGAGAGGATGAATCAGATGATGATTATAATAATAGAAAAAATGAATTAAGGACTAGAAATGGTAGTCATGTCGGTCAAGATGGACATTCCATTGGAGTTAGAGATGATATTATAAGTGATCCAAAAAAACAAGAACAAGTTATAGAACAGGCCGGAATGAGTAATGCTATTACCGATAAAAAAGAATTTCATACAGTAACAAATGATGTTAAAAATGAAGTTGATAGATTTATGAACGAACAGAGGAAGAAAACACCACCTCCGACTGAAACGGCAATTAAAATTCAATTACAAAAACATATGAAAAAATGGATGAAAGATAATAAAATTCAAGAAAGATTAGAAAATTGTGTTGATAGGGAAGAACTTACAGAAGTATTAACTGGTTCAAGAGATGGTAAATATATAGATAAAAATGGTAGAGAAAGAAGACATAGTAATACTTTAATAGCACAAAATTCAGATCCTATAGAACTTATAAATATAATATCTTTTGTATCTACAGTTAGAGAGGGAAAAGGAATGCCATCACTTGCATGGAATCATCAATCTTATGAAGATGGCCAATATCATAACGAAACTGTAAATCCTAATGAAACAGATATGTCAGACCCAGCAAATTGGGGATTTTCTTCAAGAATGTGGGTTACATCTTCAAGACAGGGTGGTGGTATTTTATCAACAGGAACTGGTGAGGCTGATTTAAAAGGAAAGGCATTGAAGAATACATAATGAAAACCCAACTACTAGCCACATTCACAACCAAAACTGATCTTGATACAACACTCAAGAAAATTACAGATGCATATACAATCGCATTCGGTAAGGTATATGTATTACAGAATGAAAATAATGTAAATGAATTAATTTGTACATATAATGTAGATTTGGAAAAAGGTGCAGATTACAATGATGTAAAAGGAACAATATCTCTTCATAGGAAGAAACATTCTAATACATTATATACGATAAATGCACTAAATGAGGTAGTTGCTAACCTTAATAATGGGTTAATAGATAGTAAATTTATTGTACCTTGGGAAAATTTTAAGAATACATTGATGGTAACGAATTCAGATGGTCTGAATAAGATACCTACAAGAATCTATAAAATAATAAAAATAGATTAAAAAAAAGCTTGTTTTATATACTAAATAGATATATATTATAAGGTAAATAGGTTATATGGTTATAGTAATAGCCATAAACAATAAACAATAAAAGATAAAACATAGGAGAAAAAGCATGGACTTAGATGCTATAAAAACGAAGCTAGAATCGTTACAGAACCAAACTACAACTTCAAATAACTTTTGGAAACCTGAACCAGGCAAACAAGTTGTTCGTATTGTTCCTTATAAACATAATAAAGATAATCCATTCGTGGAATTATATTTTCATTATAATTTAGGACAAAACAAAACTTATATGTCACCTGTTTCATTCGGTCGTCCAGATCCAGTTCAAGAGTTTGCTGATAAACTTAAATCTACTGGAGATAAAGACGAATGGATTCAAGGTAAAAGACTTGAACCTAAAATGAGAACTTTTGCACCTGTAATTGTTAGAGGTAGAGAAGATGAAGGTGTTAAATTTTGGGGTTTTGGTAAAACTGTATATCAGGAACTTTTAAGTGTAATTGCAGATCCTGACTATGGTGATATTACAGATCCTGTAAATGGTCGTGACATTCAGATTGAACGTCAGACTCCAGCGGAAGCGGGTAATCAGTATGGTAAAACTACTGTACGTGTAAAACCTAATCAAACTCCGATTACTGAAAGTAAAGAGATGTTGGAAAGTGTTTTTAAAAACCAACCTAATTTGACAGAACTTTATACAGAACCATCTTATGATGAA